GGTGTTAAGTATGCTATCTATGGCACAAACAAAAAACTATACGCTTACTCTGAAAATTCATACGCTGATATAACTCCTATTAGAGCTACAGGCACAGGTAATATTACACAATTTGAAACTACTAATGGTAGCACTACAGTCATTGTAACAGACTCATCTCATGGTGCCTTAATCGGTGACTTTGTAACTATTGCAAGTGTTAGTGGCGCAGTAGGTGGTATATCTGCTGCTAATCTTGAAGGAGAGTTTGAAATACTAACAGTTCCTAATGCTAATACTTTTACTATAGAAGCAAAAGCTGCCGCTAGTTCTGATGCGACAGGAGCCACGGCCAACGGAACATATCAAATAAATACAGGTTCAGCAGTGTCTATATTTGGTTATGGTTGGGGCGCCTCTACATACGGTGCATCCACTTGGAACACAACAAGAGAAGGACTAACTGGAGCTGAAGGTGTTTTGTTAGAATCTGGTAAGTGGGCTCTTGATAACTGGGGTGAAGACGTATTGTCTTTACAATTTAATGGTGGATTATTTTACTGGGATACATCTTCTGGTTTATCTAATAACAGATCATCAGTAACAAATGTTTCTAATGCACCTACAAAATCAAGATTTATGTTAGTTTCTGGTGACGATAGACATGTCATTTGTTTTGGTACAGAAACAACAATAGGTACATCTTCTACACAAGACAACATGTTTTTAAGATGGTCAGGTCAAGAAGATCAAAATGTTTGGACACCAACGGCAACTAATACAGCAGGATCGAAAAGATTGGTGGATGGTAACTTTATACAAACAGCAGTAAGATCTAGAGGTGCTGTTCTAATATGGACAGATACAGCTTTATATCAAATGCAGTTTATAGGTCCACCACTTACCTTTGGTTTTAATCAGTTAGGTTCTGCTTGTGGTTGTATTGGCTTAAATGCTGCAGTAGATGTAGGTGGTGTATCTTTTTGGATGGGCACTGACTCTTTTTTCTTATTTGATGGTGCAGTGCAAAAAATACCATGTAGTGTTCAAGACTATGTTTTTGATGATTTAAATGTAAATGCTAAACAAGATATATTTTGCGCAGCAAATACTGATTACAATGAAGTTATGTGGTTTTATGCTTCTGCTAATTCACAACAAATAGATAGAGTAGTATTTTATAATTATGCAGAAAACCTTTGGTACGTAGGAAGTTTATCTAGAACATCTTGGGCAGATAGAGGAACTTACGACAATCCATATGCAGCTGAGTTTAAATCAACTGATACTACAGCCACTATAAGCACTATTACTGGTTTAAAAGCAGGTAGAACTTTTATACATTTACATGAGACTGGTTCTAATGATGATGGAGCTGCTATGAACGCTCATGTAGAATCAGGAGATATTGACATAGCTGATGGTGATAATTTTATGTCTATTAGTAGAATGATTCCTGATTTCAAAGCACAATCTGGAACTGTAGATTTAACAATAAAAACTAGACCATATCCTTCTGCTTCACAAACAACTCATGGGTCTTTTAATATTACAACATCAACAACTAAAAAAGATACAAGAATACGTGGTAGACAAATATCTGTAAGAGTTGCTAGTGATGCTATTGATGATAACTGGAGATACGGAACATTACGATTAGATATTAAACCAGATGGAATGAGAGGAGCATAATGTCTAAAATACAAATACCTAGACTACCTCAAGCATCTAAAGAATACAGTCAGCAACAACAAAATACTTTAATACAAACATTGGAACAGTTAATATTTTTGTTGAATAATACGTATACACCTGAAACATTACGTGATGATGAAGAAAGAATAACTTGGTTTTTATCGTAGATGGCTAATACATACACAAATTATAAAGCGATTTTAACTAATACAAACCTGACTACTTTGTATACAATACCTGCTGAAACAACTGCTATTATTAAATCAATACATGTAGCAAATGTAGATGCCTCTAATGATTGTGAGATATCTTTGTTTTTAGTGGACTC